GTCTTCGGAAAATACCTCCCTTCTTTAAACCTTTAAGGGGCGATTACTCTGCAGATGACGCTTTAGCTTCTGCTACCGGCTCAGAGGATTAATCACAATGGCCCTACAGGCTCCTGTAACGGCCCTAGAAGCCTCTCCAAGGGTAGGTCCGGTACTTGGTGCCACTTCCAGGGTAGATCAGGCTTTTAGGGCGGCTCAGGAGCTTGGACTGGATCTGTTCCCGTGGCAGCGATATGCGCTGCAGGCACAGATGCAGACCGGAGCCGATAATCGCCTCTTCTTTAAAGAAGCCTGCATTGTGGTGGCTAGGCAGAATGGCAAGACAGAGATGCTGCTGCCACGGATCGTGTCTGAGCTGCGAGAGGGCCGGAGAGTCTTTCACACTGCCCAGGACCGGATACTCCCGCGCCATATGTTCCTGAAGGTGGCTGCTGCTCTCCGTCCCGATGGCTGGAAGGTGAGACAGGCTAACGGACAGGAGGAAGTCACAGGACTGAATGGCAGTAGTTACCGACTGACTACTCCACAGCGCTCTGGTGTGCGTGGCTTCTCTGCGGATACGCTGATCATTGACGAGGTGAGGGAATACGATGACTTTGACTTTATCCAGTCTGCTGAACCGATCCTTACGGCTAGTGATGATCCACAGACGCTGTACCTATCAAATGCCGGGGATGAGTCCTCTGTTGTTCTGAATGAGCTGAGGTTGCGCGGCACTGGAGAGAATCCCGGCTCCCTGCTGTATCTGGAGTGGTCTACCGATCCGGAGCTGCCTACCGACGACAGACAGGGCTGGAGACAAGCGAACCCATCCCCACGTGTCACCATTGAGACACTGGAACGGCTCTATCAGAAGTACTCAGAGGCGGGTGAGGTGGCCATCTTTGAGACAGAGCATCTGTGCCGCTGGGTTGCTTCCATGCTGCCCAGGTTGGTGCAGGATATCCACTGGCAGGCAGCTAGAGGGATTCTGGAGCCACCACGCCTACCGTCCCTGGGGATCAGCGTGGATCCCTCAGGCAAGAGAGCATCAGCGGTGATGGCATGGCCACAGGCTGATGGCACGGTGGGAATCATGGAATTGGCCGATGTGACCGGCGATCCGATCAACCTGACCGCCTTCGCAGCTGCTCTGCAGGAGAAGATGGATGCACAGCAAGTATCGTTGATCGGCTTTGATCCGTGGACCGATCAGCACCTCGCACGTCACTTCCCGCAGTCCAAGGCCATCACCGGTCAGGAGCTGGCCAACGCGACAGAGCGCTTTGTTCGTTCCGTGGAAACAGGACAGCTCCGCTGGCAGGTGGCAGATGCGGTAGCTGCTGATCTACCGTGGTCCTCCAGGAAGGTGACCGTGGGACAGGCATTCATCCCTGAGCGGTCACAATCGAATCGCAGTATCACTGCGGTGCTGGCTGCCATTCGTGCTGTGTGGCTGGCTTCTGCTCCTATGCAGCATGCTGTAGTCTATTAACGTTGGTCCGGTATAGGTTGCTTTTCAGGTCCCTCTGGCAGGTCCCCGTACCGGACCTCCATTTGTCTCACCGGGGATGTATTGCAGCGGTGTATAGTCTGCTTCAATGAGTCGCCTTGAAAAGCTGTGGGGATTCCTCACAGAGCCACTGGAACAGCGCACGGATCCAGCACTGAATCCGGATGCCTATTACCCGACCATTGATGAGCAGCTGTATGCCCGCCAGCGTGCCCGTGCGGGCAGTGTGCCCTCTGCCAGCATCGGGCAGGCTATGGGCTTTCCAGCCATCTTCCGTGCGGTCAGTTTGCTGAGTACCGTTGCTGCATCCCTGCAGCTGCGGGAGTACTTCAATGGCCGGGAAGTGAATCCCGCGGCTGCAGTGGTCCGCCGTCCCAATCGTGAATGGACCTATGGATCCTTTGTGCGGGATACGGTGATGTACGTGGCTGCATGGGGTGAGTCCATCTGGATTGTGACCGAGCGGGATGCCGGTGACTACGCTTCCAACCTTGTACCGGTGAATCCGACCGGTATCCAGAGTGAGTGGGATGGAATCCGCCACAAGTGGTGGACATTCACCAAGGATGGGAAGCGCCGCGATTACAATTCACGGGACGTGGTGCATATCCCATTCATCAGGGATCCCAGCACAGGGCGTGGAAGAGGTCCACTGCAGATGTGTGGAGTCGCCTCCAATGTGGCGGTAGAGGCTGACTATTGGGCATCTCGCTTCTTCGTCGGATCCATGCCCAGCCTGTACCTGGATTCCAAGGTGCCGTTGGCAGGTGACGATCCACAGACCATCAAAGACAAGTGGCTGCAGGATCCACCTAACGTGCCCAAGGTGGGATATAACCTGGAGCCTCATCAGATTGGCTGGAATGCTGAGAATGCCCAGCTGACCGAAAGCCGCATGTATTCGCGTGGAGAGGCGGCGTTGATGTTCGGTATTCCAGGGCGGATGCTTGAGTACTCAGAGAGTGGCTCGTCGATCACTTATGCCAATGTTGGTGATTTGGCTACAGAGCTTGTGCGGCTCACATTGGGTCCGGTGTACCTGGAGCAGATTGAGCAAGCATTCAGTGACCTCCGGCCGCGTGGCACTGAAGTGCGCTTTGACGTGGAAGGTTTTGAGCGTGCTGATGTGAAAACGCGGTACGATATCCATGAAAAGGCTATTGCGCTTGGGATTTACACTGCAGATGATGCGGCTGCCAAGGAAGGCGAGCGTGGTACATTCCCCGAAGTGCGTCCGGCTCCATTGAAGGTGGTAAATGGCTAACTACGTCAATACCTACAACGGTCAGACCCGCAGCTCCGATGTGCTGCTGGGATATCCGTATGTGGAGCTGGATGAGGGCACCGGGGAACCTGCCGGATCCATTGAATTTGCAGAGCGCACTGCAGAAGCCATCCTGCTGGATGTGGGCACCGATGCGGAGCTTGCGGCCATTGCTCTCAGGCAGGAAGAGGCCAGAGAGACACCACGCAAGGTGCTGAGCAATACGCTCCGCAAGATCATCCGGGATGCAGAGGCGGAATCCTGATGCCGGAGCTGCTGCGCTTTGATGGGATCGAGCCAGATGTAGAGGTTCGGTCTGAATCGGAGCGTGAAATCGGTATCCGGTTTATGAAGTATGGTGAGATTGGCCGTACTCAGGAAGGTCTGGAAACCTTTGAGCCGGAGGATGGGCAGTCTCCGTGGCTTGGGGATCCGACCTCCATCATCCTTCGCGCTGAGCATGAGGGACCACCTGCTGGGCGTGGTGTGGCCCTGGAAGAGCGTGGAGATTCGGCAGTCCTGATTGCCAAGGCAGCTCCCACAGCGCGTGGTGATGAGCTGCTGACACTGGCCAAAGAGGGCTATTTCAGAGGTGCGTCACCCAGCTTCATTCCCGTTCCTGGTGGTACCAAGTACCGCAATCAGGGCCGGGAACGTGTGACGGTACGCACCAAGGTTGATCTTCGGGAAGTGTCGCTTACGTGGCGGCCCACCTACTCAGGTACGGAAGTGCTGTACACAAGGGTTCAGGAGGATACACAGGTGACAGACCAGACCGCCGATGCGGGAGAGCCGGTGCCGCAGACGAGCGGTCTGGAGCTTCCCACCGATGTTGGCCAGCTGAATGATTACCGTCGTCGGCTGGAGATCCTGGAGCAGCGCTCCAGCACGCAGACCGATGCGCCGATTCCGGTTGATGATGGCGTGCCGACTGCTGGTAAGGGTGACTGGATGCAGGCAGCGCTTACCCTGATGGAGGGCGGAGAGCTTCACCCGCTGCAGCAGCGCACACTGGCTGACAACATCAGCTCCGACAATCCCGGTTTCATGCCGGTTGTGTACAGCAACGAGATGATCGGGATCATCGACGCCACACGGCCCTTCCTGCAGTCGGTGACGCGCATCCCGATGCCCGCGTCCGGTCTGCAGATCAGTTATCCGCGCATCACTCAGCGACCACTCGTCGCAGAGCAGGAAACGGAAAAGACCGAGGTTGCCTCTCGTAAGGTGACTACGGATCGAGTGACCAAGGACATCCGCACCTTTGCCGGTGCCGGTGACCTGTCCATTCAGATCCTGCGGCGGTCGTCTCCCGAATTCCTGGGAGCGTACCTGGACCTGTTGGCAGAGGCGTACGCTTCTGTCACTGAGGATGCCGCGGTGGACTCGCTGCTCGCTGCTGGCATCACTGCCGGGACCGGCCAGTTTGAGGCGGATGCACCGGAGTTTGGTGAGTCCTTTGAGAATGCGGCTGCCGTGGGTCGCACCCTGAAGCCGGACCGGATTTGGCTCTCGACCACGGCTCTCAGCCTCTTCATCAATGCCAAGGTTCCCTCTGGTGGTGGCGGGACTCCGATGTACCCATCCCTGGTGGGACTTGGTGGCCTTGGTGGTGGCGGCACTGACCTTGGCATGCAGCTCCAGCCGGTGTGGACGCCAGCGCTCGACAATGAGGCTGTGGATGTGATCATCGGTCCCAGCCGAGGCTTTGCCTTCGCTGAGGCGGACGCGTTCACACTTCAGGCTGACGTTCCTGGACGCCTTGGCCGCGACGTGGCCCTTGGAAACTTTATCGTGTTTGTGGAGCTGTATCCCGCAGCCTTCACTTCCTACGTTATTGCTACCTGATCCTGGAGGGATGGTATGGCGGACTGGCCCACAGCGGCAGTAGTGCAGGCACAGCTAGGGATTACGAATCCCAGCGCTGAGACCACGATTGTGGTGACTGCTGCTGTGGGCGCCGCCATTGCTCAGGTGAAGATGGACGTGGTGGGTACCGATCCAGATGGCACACTCACTAATGAAGAGCTGTGGGACGAGCGGTACCCTGACGGTCCCACAGATTCACTGGCCATTGCGGCTCTGATCCTTGCGGTGATGAGTGTGAAGGCTCCTGATGCGCCATATGGGATTGCAGCGGTATTCGATACCGGTGGGCTGCGAGTGGCGCATGAGCATCCCACCTATCAGCGCATGCTGGCAGGGCACCGTCATTCCTTCAGTCTGGGCTGATGGCTGATCCGGTGGATGCCCTCGTATCTGACATTACCGATGCCCTCTCAGCAGCCGGTATCAGTGGTGTGTCAGTCACCGATGGACCCAGGAATCAGATCAAGCCACCTACCGTGGTCATTCGTCCTGACAGTCCCTGGATCGTGCCAGACCGCTTCTGTGCCGATCAGCAGCGCTATCAGGCGATCATGGTCGTTACGGCAGCCACTCCGGGTGATGGGCGTCGTATGCTGTACGGCATCGGAAGGGCAATCAGAGAAGCAGCAGACGGAGCGTGGAGCTGGGAATCGATCACTCCACCTATCATTGATGAGTCAACAGGGACTCCGTTCCTGGCGGCTGGTGTTCGGTTGATCTATCGGAATGAAGAGGAAGAGGAATCCTGATGACGGCTCCCATCATCGTTTACCGCCCTCTGCTCCATCTTCAGCCTCTGGATGAAGAGGGTGAGGATGATGGTGCAGCGGTCGATGTGTCCTGCGATATGTCCAGCGTCGAGCTGACTGTTGATACACCTACCACGGACGTTTCCACCTACTGCGGGAATTTCCAGATCCCCGACGATATCACCGTAGGTGCCACCTTTGAGGTGACGGTTAATGCAGACACTGATTCCCGGTGGTCTGCACTGGTCGGGCAGCGCGTGCGGGCAGAGCTGTATGACCGCACTGACTCCACCAAGTACCGCACTTTTGAGACACAGATTCAGCTGAACCCTTCGCTGTACGGTCCCACCACTCCGGGTGAGCCGCGGACATTCAGCTTTGATGTGGCCGTGCTGGGTGACGTGGAGTGGGCTAACGTCCCAACCTGATCGCAGTAAATAGAGGGCACTTCACATGGACTGGCTAGAACGTACAGACATTGATCGGATCTTGGACAACCTCAGTGCTGATGACTTGATTGAGTCTCTGTCTGTGGAGAACATTTCGCAGATCAAGAAGATCACAGAGTCATTCAATCGAGCAGCAGTGAGGCTGGGTGCCGGTACAGAGGCTGAGCCCGCCACCACGCGTGTACGGGCACAGGATCTGAAGTACATGACTCAGAGGATGGGGGAGGTTATCAACATTGATAGCCCTTTGTCCGAAAGCACCGTACGCTCGTTGGATTCTGTCGCTACTGGCGAATGACTCCGACTGAGGTGAGGCAGCTTACGGTGCATGAGTATCTGGCCATGCTCAGGCACATGGACGAAGAGCGTCGGGAGCGGAAGAGGGCAGCAGCCAAAGGTAAGAGGCGGCGCTAGATGGCACAGAAGGATCTGCAGTACGGGCAGCGCACCATTCGCCGCATCTTGGAAGAGCTGGAGCATCCTGTCGATCTGGAGCATAAGTACGCTGCTGCCATCCTTGCCCAGGCACTCTCTAACGCTGCTGGACGGCCCACACCACAGGCGCCTATGGCTGCAGATAATCTTGTTGTAGAAGGCGCTTCCATCGGCCCTCTCACCGGGGGAGCTCCGGCAGAGGTGGCCATAGGATCGGAATTCGGATCAGTGGTCTATCCCCAATTTCACAAGCCTCCGAATCCACGCGGCTACTGGCTGTATCCTGCTGCTGAAGATGTGCGCGTGCTGGCAGAGGCGGATAAGGCATTGGAAGCAGAGCTGGATCGAATCATCAGGACGAGTGTCTAGATGGCCACTCTTGATCTGATTGTCAATGTAGTTACTAAGGGTGCTAGGGATCTGGATACCCTCAGTGGCAAGCTGCGTGGGTTGGGCACCGGTCTGTCCATCGGAGTCACTGCACCGATCCTGGGTATAGGTGCTGCTGCCCTTACCGCTGCACAGGATGCTGAAGAGGCACAGACCAAGGTGGAGTCTGTGTTTAAGAGCATGGAAGCTTCTGCGTGGACCACGGTAGAGGCTCTGGATGCTCAGGCAGAAGCATTGATGAATGCGACCACTTTCGATGATGAGTCCATCAAAGATGCTCAGGCTGTGTTGCTTACGTTCAGTGAGGTTACGGGTGAGTCTTTTGATACCGCCCTAGAGCATTCGGCAGACTTGGCTGCTTTCTTTGAGACGGATATGAGCAGTGCCGCTGAATTTCTAGGGAAGGCATTGCAGGCACCTGATGATGGACTGGCCAAGCTTGGGAAGCGGGGCATCATCTTTAGTGAGGAACAAAAGCAGCTGGTAGCTGACCTGATGGCTGCCGGTGATGTTGCTGGGGCACAGGCGGTTATCCTGGATGAGGTGGCGCGGCAGGTGGGGACTGTTGCTGAGGATCTGGCTGCCACGTCCGGTGGGCAGATGGCACAGGCCATGAATCAGCTGGGAGAAGCAGGCGAAGCTATCGGAGTATTCCTGCTGCCTGTGCTGTCTACGTTGGCTGGATGGCTTTCACAGCTCGCAGGATGGTTCACATCACTCGATCCAGCTATGCAGGGAGTGATTGTTACCATTGGTGGCATTGTGGCTGCCCTAGGGCCGTTCCTGTTGATCCTGAGTGCACTGTTGCCTGCTATCGGTGCAGTGGGCGTGGTGATCGCTGCACTGGCATCACCTATCGGTGTGATTGCTCTGGCTGTGGCTGCCTTTGCAGTGTGGGTCGCTACCCATTGGGATCGTATCGTCGAGCAGACAGGGATGCTCTTCGATGCCGTGTCAGGGATCTTCACTGCCATCGGGAAGGCGTTTGAGGATCTGGGTACCTGGATCGGTGAGGTGTGGGACACCATTACCGGTATCTTTGGTGATGCCGTGGATGCCATTGGTGATTTCGGGAAGAAGATGTGGACACCGGTATCCAAGGGATTTGACTCGGCCATTGATGCCATTAAGGGAATCTGGAATGCCTTTGTCGGATTCTGGAACGGCATCCAGATCAGTGTGCCGTCAGTGGACATTCCACTGGTGGGACGGGTCGGAGGATTCACCATCGGCCTACCGGACCTGCCGCGGTTGGCTGAAGGTGGGATTGTCACTCAACCCACGTTGGCCATCATCGGTGAGAAGGGACCGGAAGCCGTGGTCCCGTTGGGACAGGGCATCGGTGAGTACCACACTCACATACACTTGGAATTCACCGGTGAGCCGCCAGAGGATGACACGGAGCTGTTGGATATCCTCCGTCAGGCAGCGCCATTCATCGACGGTAGGCTGAGGCTGGCTGATGGCTGATGGTCATTGCATCAGGGTCCGTGCACTGGATGTGCAGAACGGCGCCAAGCCGGAGCTGGCTACCATCTGGCTGGATCTGGAGCGTGGGTACTTTGAGCGTCCCGATTCAGAGGGAGAGGATGACACCATCCCTGGTGCCGATGGCATGGTGGCGGGACTGTGGCGCAGGCGTCGCAGGCTGCTCCAGCTGCAGGGATACACCAAGGGCATTGGTGGCACTGAGGATGAGCGCTGGGAGAGCTGGCACGATGCACAGGAAGCGCTGCTGGGTGTGATGCCGATGCACAGTGCACCGGGACTGGTAGAGGTGGATGGCCCGTACCTGGGCATCCCTACCGGCACTACTCGATTCCTGTACGCCCGGTGCACAAGGCAGCTGGGCGGTCCGGTCCTGAATCACATGGCCTATCAGGCGTGGAGCTTTACGCTGGAGTGCATTGATTCTCCACCGGAGTGGCAGACAGAGCCTAGCTGATGGCTACCGTCTACCACTATGACCTGTACCCACGTACCGATCCCAAAGACGGTACGCGCCTTGTACGGTTCACCAGTCTCCAGAAGGCCACCTATCGGGATGTGATCGGAGTCGGTTCCGGTGTGGGTGTGCTGCGCTCCACCCATGCGGATGCTGATTTCCTGGATCCTCTTGGTGAGCAATACGTACGCGTGGTGGAGGAAACCGATGCGGTAGAGACTGTGGTCGGTGGCTTCTGGCTGAGTGACAATCAGCATGAAACCGCGGTACGACGGGACACCAAGCGTCTGACCATTGCCGGTCCCGGCACGTTGGCCTATCTGGCGCGGTCGGTGATGGCACCGCATACCTACATTCACGATGTATTCACCGGTCAGGATCCCTATGACGACCTGTGGCGGCTGGGGATGCAGTCCACCTTTTACGCCAATGGTGCCCACCTTGGAGCCATGCTGTGGCGGGTGATCTATGAGGCACAGCACTATCGCACTGGTGCCACCTACACCCACAAGCATGCCGATGGTCTGATCTATACCGACAGTCATGCCGATGACCGCACTGGTGGCAGTGCCATCGCTGAGCTGACCATGGGTTTCGATCAGAACGAGGATTCCGATGGGAATGACTGGACCCTGGAGTCCGGGGAATTCACAGCTCGCGTCGGTGAGAACGTCCTGTCCGTGGTGCAGCGTCTGATCCAGGCAGGGTTGTACCTGGAGATGGATCCGGATACCTTTGAGCTGAGGGCATGGGAAGGGCGTCCCACGTCCCGAGGTGGCAGGTCTACGGACCGTACCGGCTCCAGCTGGGCGTCTGACGTGGTGCGCTTCCAGTCACCGACTGATGGCACCACTGACACCGGCAATATCAAGAGTGACACCAAGCGTAAGCTGAAGAGTTTCCTGCGTCGTACCCTGGTGTGGGCCGGTGCACAGGATGTGTATGCCAAGTCCACGGCTGCTGGTGACGTGCGCTGGGAGGGCTTTGAGAGTGCCAACCTGGGCACCACTGCTGCTCTCCAGCAGCTGGCGTCTGCCCAGATCACCGCACGCGAAGAGGCTGCAGATGCGGTAGATCCCAAGATGAAGCTGGGTGACGACCCGGCCAATGGCTTCTATCGTCCTTGGCAGGAAGTGCGGCTGGATGAGCTGGTGACGGTCCATACCGGCTCCGGGACATGGGACTTTGACAGTCAGACCTTCCCGGTGGCAGGGCTCAGGATCGAGCTGCAGTCCGGTGGTGATTGGGCAGCCTACGCGGAGCTGGGTGCGTCCTTTGAGGCTGGCAGGGAGCGTCAGTTCACCGTTCCACCTTCTCCCGCTACCAATGAGCTGAGGCTGTGCGATGCCTTTGTTCCCGGCAGTGGTGGACTGGATGTGCTGTATGACCTGAATTGGGAGGGTGTGGTCGAGGAGACTGTCGCCATCTACCCGTCGGGCACGGGTGACTGGCCGGTCAACCCGGCCCAGGTTGGTGCCTCTCCCACTGACCCGCTTGGTGATGGTAGTGGTGTAGTGGAGTGGGGAGGTGCATTCGGAGGTGACGCCAGCAGTCCACAGCTACCGGCCACGGCGGGGACCACGTACCGCTGGGAAGGCTATATCCGTTCCACCTGTGCGGGTGACGGCGGCTCCGGGATTGTGGTCAAGTTCTACAACGTCGGCAGTGGTGAGCTATCGACCACCTTCATAGCCACCATCGACCCGCCCGCGAATACGTGGGAGGCGTTCAGCACCGACGTTGTAGCGCCCACCGGCGCGGTGTCTATGAAGATGGTCCCGACTGGCATCGGTGCCTGTCGCGCGTACTACGACAAGATCGTGGTATCCGGTGTCTCCGATATTGTCGAGGAAGAGAATCCATACGCTGGCAACAGTCCGTACGCTGCTCGCTGTGACCACACCCATCCTGCTGCTGACCATGAGCACGATGATGAGTACGCTCCATTGGGTCACAGTCACTCTCTCGTAGAGCTTGATGACGTAGACGTTTCGACGCCACCAACTGATGGCCAAGTCCTCGCTTTCGATGATGCGACCGAAACGTGGGTTCCCAGCACTGCATCAGGTGGAGGGCTGACGGTCGAGGATGAGGGTTCGCCGTTATCGACTGACGCCACAACGCTTGACTTCGTCGGTGCTGGCGTTACCGCTACCGGGTCGGGTGCCACCAAGACCATCACCATTCCCGGAGGCGGTGGAGGGGTTGTAGCCGTCCACAAGTCAGCCGACGAGACAGTTAACAACACATCGACTCTCCAGAATGACGACCATATCCTGTTCGCGGTTGGGGCCAACGAAAAGTGGGCGTTTGAGCTTCAACTGTTCGTCATCGGTAACTCAACAGCCGACTTCAAGATGGGGTGGAGTGTGCCATCGGGTGCGACGATGCGATGGTTTGCTGGCTTCGGGGCAACGGCGGCTGGCGGAGACTTGCATGGTCTGGCGTCGGGCGAGCTGTTGACGGAATCAAGTACGCGCGACTTATACGTCAACGGCACCACCCACCATACGCTTGTGGGCTATGTATTCAACGGGGCCACACCCGGTAACGTGGTCCTGCGGTGGGCGCAGAACACAGCTAATGCGTCTAATACGACGCTGGAACGTGGTACGTTCCTGATCGCGCACCTGCTCTCTTGACAGGCTGGAGGCACTGCTTGACACCCTATACCTATACCCACTAAGGTACCTATGCAAGTGAGGTTGCATGGGTAAATGATCCCCAATCCCGGTTTCGGCACCTCACCTCTGCCGGAGCCGGGATTGCTCTATCAAGTGAGTTTGATGGAAAGGGTGGCCACAGTGAATGGCTCTCAGAGGCCGAGAGAAGGGCAGGAAGGACTGTCCAGGTGGGAAGAGGTGCTATTTCCCTCTTACCGCATTCGGAAGCCTTCTGCCACCTCTGATGCGCTCCCTAGGTGGATACAGCGCATGCGGGAGCAGGGACAGGCCAAGGATCTGACTGGATACCTGAGAGGTGAGAGCAATGACCGTTAGCACCGGATGGTGCCCTAGCTGCACTTGTGGATGGCATAGGCAGCTGGATGCCTTTGATGTGACTCCACCGGAGGCTGAGTGCCGGGATGCTCAGTGTGATTGTCACCGGGGTTTCTGGCAGTCAGTGGACACGGAGAGCCACACTGACGAACTGATGAAGCGCTATGCCTATGGTGACCGGTGATGGAGTGGCGGGATTTCTTCAGAGGCTGTGTCGTGGTGCTGCTGCTGCTACTGGTGATGTTCCTGCTGGGTGCCCTGGTCCCGGCACTGGTGAGGTGGCTGACGTGACAGGCGAGCGGCCCATTGATGACGAGCGAATCTGCGGCTACTGCGGGGCCGCTGTACGGGCCGACTCCCCCAGCCCCGAGGGCGCGGTACCGCCCGGAATTGACCCGGCAACCGACATGCGCTATCGGCCCGGTGATGATCCGATGGACTCCCCCAGCCCTGCAGTCGCGCACCACGATGCCGGGAAGATGGAACTCGGCTCGGCAAAGACCACGACGTACGGCAAGCCCAGCCCCGAGGGCGCGAACCCCTACGAGCAGCGCGAACAGTCCGCAGTTGGCTCGCCTCACGCAGAACCCTATAAGGTGCCCAGCCCCGAGGGCGCGGGACCGGATCACGATACCCCGCTGTTCGATGAACGAGGTTTGCCAAACAGCAAGCGATTCTCGCGGCTCAGCCCCGAGGGCGCGGAGCCACGGACGGAAGCGACTATCGCATGGCCGAAGTCATGGACGCCCGACGACATAGCATGGGCCCAACGCCAGATCATCGGAGAATGGCGGCGCGCAATTGGATTGATGAGAGCCGCCCTGCCCGAACCCTCGCTCGACGTGCTGGCGACGGCGCTCCACGAGATCGGCGGCGAGTTCTGCGACCCGTTCACCGACGACCATCCGGTCGGGATGCACAACAGTCAGGCCGCCGCCATCATGCGCGAAGCCGAGGACTCCGAAGATATTGCGGGCGATCTCTGGCATCAGAAGGAGGGGTGGCATAGCCTGCCCAGCCCCGAGGCTGAGAAGGGTATGGACCGATGAGGGAGCTGAAGGTGCATGCCTGTACGTGGTGTCACAAGGTGATCTGGCCTTGGCAGGACAGGAAGAAATACAAGCACGGTCCCAGGATCCACAGAAGGTGTGCACAGGCCATCGGCCGCATGGTGGAACAGGATCAGGTAACCGGGATCTGAGATGTTGCTGCCACTCCCGGACTGGCTGGCCATCCTCATCGTAGGTGGCAGTCTGGCAGCCCTGGCAGCACTACTGGAGACACGTAGAGGTGAGCAAGATGAGTGACTGGATCGGGATCGGCTATTGGGAGTGTGAAGCTCCATTGGAGCCGGATGAGCAGAGTACAGACATAGCACTGCTCACGAAGATCAACATTCCTGAAGGTGTGACCATTAACCGGATGACGGTATGGGTGCATGGTCGGGAATGGGAGTGGCAGCGCGTCAATGCAACGGTGATGAGGTGAGGTACCGGGACAGCGGAGACTTCCCAACAGTGGTCTGCATTGACTGTGGAGCAGAGCTGGATAACAGCCAAACCAAGGAACACAACCTGATCCACGATCAGCTGAAGGACACAGAAAACCGCTCCCTTGCTGAAGGGGAACGGTCGTCTGCTCTCTCCGGGGTTGCACCGCAGTCGGCGTCCAATGGGAACGATATCCCAGCAGCTCTACAGAAGTCAACCTTCATGCCAGCCGGTGCCTTTCGTACCAGTGATCACATGTACTACTTCAATGGTGAGGGACCGGTACCGGGAGCCACCTCTGTACTCGATATCCTCAGTAAGCCTGCCCTCATCACCTGGAAAGCACAGGAAGCTGCTAGAGCTATGTACCGGTGGTGGTGGGAACACCAAGGTGAGCCCATCCCTACTGAGACAGAGCTTGTGAATGAAGCTCTGTCAGTGGCAGATCAGCAGCGGGACACTGCAGCCAAGCTGGGATCCAGTATCCACCTGCTGGCAGATATGGCCTCCAGAGGCGCTGTAAGCGATTCTGAGGGCTTCCACGTGTCAGATAAGGAAATCCCCTATCTGGATGCCTGGAAGCGGTTTATGGCCTTCCTGGAGGCTCAGGGAGGACGCATCGTATCCAGTGAGCATATGGTGTGGTCTGCCAATGGGTACGGTGGTACCTATGACCTGATCGTCGAATGGCAGGAGAAGCTGTGGCTGCTGGATATCAAGACCTCCAAGGGTTACTACCCTGAGTACGGTCTACAGCTGGCAGCCTACCGTTGGGCGGATTCCATCATCCTGGAAGGTGATCCATCCACGTATTCGATGCCGGAGATCCACCATGCCGGTGTGCTGCACCTTCGACCGGAACAGTATCCCGACACGGGATGGAGGCTGATTGAATACCCTATAACCTATGAGAAGGACTATATGTCCTTTTTAGGAGCATTAGAGGTCTATCGTTGGAGAAAGGAGGCAAGGTTCCTGAAGAGTGTACTGAATCCAGTAACAGGTACTGTTACCTAAAGGTAGGTACAGAAGCGTAGAAGGGATAAACAGCATCCCTCCACCTTCACCGCTACAGCACACTTCCGGTAGATATAAGCACCTATCGGGAGAAGGGATAGCGGCTGACCGAAACCGATACCGCTACATATACCGAAAGAGAGAACAATGCCCTTTGAGATTCCTACCAGTCTGGAGATCGCAGACGGTACCTATCCCGGTACCCTGGAGCGAGTGGAGCCATACAACCATCCTCAGTACGGGGATGGCAGGAAGTGGTTCTGGCTGATCGAGCACGATGGCAAGCTCGATTCCCTCTCCACTATCACCAGTGGCAATACCGGTCCCAAGTCCAAGTCCTATGCATTCCTCACCGGTCTGCTGGGACGAGCACCCAAGGCCGGGGAGCAGATCGAGGATCCGACCGGCACCAAGGTGCTGTTGCAGATCACCCACAATGACAAGGGATTCCCGACCGTGGCTGCTGTGCTGCCCTTCAGTGAGCCGCAGCAGGAGCTTCCCGGTATTCCCAGGTAAGTGAAGGGCTGGCAGGAAGAGGGCATCAACCTGCCAGCCTTCTCCATCTTAGAGGTGATCTGGTGGCCTTTACGATTGATCTGACAGAGACCGAATTCCAGAAGCAGGTTGTGAGGACCGCTGAAAAATTCGGATGGGAGTGGATGCACATTGGCCGTACCGGGACGCACGTCCCGAATGGAGCTAAGGGCACTCTTGGTCCCGGTTGGCCGGACCTGCTACTGGTGAGGGGTGATCGGCTGGTGATTGCGGAGCTGAAAGCGGAAAAGGCACCTCCACCTACACAGCAGCAGCTGTGGGTACTGGATCAGCTCCGTGCAGTGGCCATGGTCTACGTATGGCGTCCTAGCCAGATGAACCTGATCCTGGAGGTGCTGAGGTGAGATTGCGAGTGCTGCCAATTGAATTGGAGGAAGCCAATCGGCTGGTAGCAGCGTGGCACCGGCATCACCAGCCGGTGCAGGGTCATCGGTTCAGCATCGGCGTAGTGGATGAGGATGGAGCACTGCATGGTGCTTGTGTGGTGGGGAGACCGGTTGCACGGTTGGCAGGCACTCCACGCACACTGGTGGAGGTGACTCGCCTTGTGACAGATGGGACAGCTAATGCCTGTTCCATGCTGTATGCCGCAGCAGCACGATCTGCACAGGCTATGGGGTTTGAACGTATCCAGACCTATATTCTGGAGGAAGAGTCTGGAACGTCCCTCAGAGCATCTGGATGGACGTATGAGGGTGCAGCTGGTGGTGGACAGTGGAAGCACACCGATGGCAAGCCTCGTCGAGCAGATCAGCCTACGACGCTGAAGGGAAGATGGAGCAGGACGCTGAATCCCGATCAACCTGATGTTTGCTTCCCTGATTCTGTTCCCGATGATCGCTTGTTACTGTGGGATCCAGATCACCCATGAGACCGGGACCGAAACCCACCAATCCATGCTTGCACCAGCATCTGACTGGTGCCTACTGCCACCGCTCTTCTCGCGTGGATCGTGGCTATTGCTATGCCCACAAGCAGGATACTTGCAGGGAGTGTGGGGATATGCTGAAGGTGTTTCCTATTCGCAAGAGTACAATGGTGGTTGACTGATGGAATCCTTTGAGCTGGCAATCCTCTTCACCACAGCCGGTGCCCTGGTGGGTGCCGCTCTTATCAAAACCATAGTCAGTGCCGCGAAGCAGTTTGGTCTACCTGACCATGGACGGGCACCCATGGTGGCTTCCCTCGTGCTCTCAGCGGCCCTCATTGGCCTTGCCTTGTGGGGAAGCGATCTGATCGCAGACGGTATCAATGCTCAGGACGTGCTGGTCATCATCCTCAGCTGGCTTGGTCTGTATACCGCTTCCATTGGCGTGCATGAGTCCGCGGTGAAGGTGCAGCGCATCGCATCCGGCACCACCAATCCAGCTGGACCGGATCAGTAACGGGATGAACGGATGGCTGCAGAAAGTGCTAATGGTCAGTCTGCTGATCCTGACGTGGCTCTTCATCATCTTCGCGGCGCTGGCTCTGGTGGAGCGGTTCATAGCGCGCTTCTAGTGGGGGATGTGATGGCGGCACCACAACGACGCTCCACCGACCACGTGCATCCTGAGTACTGGACGGAGAATCAGCAGCACCGCTACGAGGATCGAGTGGTGAAGGAGATGGAGCAGATCCGGGAAGAGCTGGGAGTCCTGTCCACAAGGCTCCTGATGCTGCTGGGAGGGATCGTGCTGCTGGCCTTCCTGCTGCCCCTGGTGGCTCCCTTCATCCGTGACTGGCTGAACCTGCCTAGGGCAGCAGGCTTCCTGGTGTGAGGGACTTGACAGACTTGACAGGATGTGTTACACTATACATGTAAGGTGAAACACTAAGAGGTGAGGACAATGGCAAAGAGACGGCATGTGTGGCGTACCTGGAAGGGTCATCCCGACTACTGCGAGGCATGTGGACAGGACCGGACTCCGGAGACCATGAAGAAGGGATGCCGCCCGACGGTATTTCCAGGCTTCTGATGTGGGAGTCCAGGGGTGGGAAGCATGGCCGCTGGGGGAAGTACAAGCCATGGCATGCACAGCGCGTGGACGGCTGGCAGCCGCATCCCACCAAGCCTCTGTGCCGTGAGAAGGTGATCGGTGCCAGGATCGGCCCGTTCAAAACCAAGACGGAAGCAGACAAGTGGATCGAGCAGCACACGTAGTGAATCGCCGTTGCTCCGAATGCGGCGCTCCCATCGCGGGGCGTCGTAATCGTGTGACATGTTCTGTTGCCTGCCGTATGGCACGTAGCCGTCGCTTACGGCGCTTGGTACAGGTGGGTAGTTGATGAAGCTCAGGTTCTTTGACCAGCCCATTCATCCAGCTGGCTGGCAGCGTCCCAGCTCAGGTACCGGTGTGGATGACTACCGGGTGACAAACCACTTCTGGAGTCCCGATATCCTGAATGGTGGCACCCATCGCGCTACCGATATCGGGAATGCCAGGGAAGGGTATCCAGTCCTCACACCGGGACCATGTGAGGCGATGGGACTGAAGCACTTTGATGGTGCCCTGGGAGTGAGGATGGCTGACGGCAATGGTGGCTTCTGGAGCTTCTGGCACTTGGACTCCGTATCGGTACCCACCGGCACATGGACGCCCATAGACGGTGTACGGAAGGTGGGTACCACCGGGAACACCGGTGCCAAGCTGCCCAACGGATCCCCGATGCCAGCGCATACTCACATCGAGCTGGTACTGGACAATCGGCGCATAGATCCGGAACCGTTCCTGTTAGGAGATGACTACCCATGGACCGGCGATATGGTCATCTGTAAGCCTGCCAGGGAGCAGTGGAAGATCCCTGCCGGTACTCCGTTCTGGACAGAGGGACCGGAAATGGGACCACAGAAGGAATTCACTTCCCTGGAAACAAGGTGGAGCAACGGAGAAACCTCCGATGGCTCCTTTCGTCGCATCGAGTACGGCAGTGAAGAGCTGTGGATCAAGCGCGCCGATATCGTGCCTGTCTCCGGTACCCGGAATCCCGCCTCTGGATACGGAAGTCCCAGCATGGGAGCATCTGCAGCGCAGGTGAAGTCTGCACAGACACAAGCGGCTGATAAGGTGCTAGAGGCGGCTAAAGCAGCGGCCAAGACCTACGGAGCTTCCTGATGCCGAAATACCTGTATGTCCTGAACACCAATACTCGCAGGCTGCACCTGAAGGTCGATGGGCGATCCTATGAAGCCTGCAACCTGGATCAGCTAGTGGCGAAGCAGGAGTCTGCGGTACCACCCAAAGAGGGCAAGTACCACCTGTGCACGCGCTGCATGGGTACAGCTCCCATCGGCCCCGCGTGACTCTCACCGGGGAGCATCTGTAGTGGTGTCAGAGCAGCAGATGGGTGAAAGTGCCACTTCTGCCTATGAAGAGGCTCTGTCCCTTGCTATCGGGACGCCAGGGACTGTTTGTACCACCCGTAAGCACTACATTCCCAAGGGAACACAGACGCCACAGCACACTGAGCCATATCGGTTGGGATATGGACATGCTGATCCGGTGCATTGGCATTCGGTGTATGAGGACTACATTCGGTGTCCAGACACTCGTCCTACCATTGATGACGAGTGAGAATCCTGAATCTGTCGCTGGGACAGGACACCGGTGGGCAGCAGTGGAGACTTGCCAGGGCGTGGAGAGCACTCCGCCCACAGGACCATTACCTGTCCATGACCACGCGCCACACCTTCTACCCGATTGAAAACAGGCTGAATTGGCCGCTGCTCCGGAAAGAGTGGGAATTGGCAGACGTGGTGCACTTGAACAATGATCTGCGCTACATCGAGAATCCCCATATGAAGGGATTACCGAAGCGGCCACTGGTGATCCATCACCATGGAACGATGTTCCGCACTCGTCCTGATTACCACCTGCAGTCACTCAGGGAATACGATGCGGTGGGGATCGCTTCCACCGTCGATCTACATGCCATCGCCCCGGATGAGGTGAGCTGGCTACCACAGGCATACGATCCTGAGGAGCTCCAAGCGTATCGGCGAGAGTACAAGCCTGAACCAGGGATCCTGAAAGTGGCCCATGCTCCGACGAATCGCCCGATCAAGAGCACCGATGCCCTTGCCAATGCGGTAAGGAAGCTGCAGCGGCTGGGAGTCGGAATCAAGCTCGACATCATCGAGCGGGTGCAGAATTCGGTTTGCCTGAAACGTAAGGCGCAAGCTGACGTATTCGTAGATCAGCTGCTGCTGGGCTATGGCTGTAACGCCATCGAAGCATGGGGAATGGGAATCCCGGTGATTGCCGGTGTAGACGTGGAACGTACTCCCAAGCTGATCCACCAGGAGATTCCTCCCAACACCAGAGAAGTGATGCAGGAGAAGTGGGGCCGCTTCCCATTCATGGAAGCCACAGAGCAGACCCTGCATTCCGCTTTACTAAAGATGACCGATCCCAAGGTACGTGCCTATTGGAGCGGTAGAGGTAGAGCACACTTCAACAGACACCATGCCATCCATGCAGTGGTACCTGTACTGGAAGAGAAGTACAGGGAAGCAATTAACAGGACACTGAGTACTACCTATGTCTCCTGAACCCATGGACATAAACATCCACAGTACTAAGTGGCAGATACTCCGTAGGTTGGTACTGATACGTGACCATTACCAGTGCCAGCTACAGTTACAGGGTTGTACTCATCATGCGAACACAGTCGATCACATCGTGAGTCGCATGAATGGTGGCCGATCACAGATGAATAATCTGCAGGCTGCATGCGGTCACTGCAACATACAAAAGGGAGGCGGTTTTTTTAGCCAGCAGGGTTTACACGAC